TAATGAAATTGGATACAGAAAAAACAGAGATTGCATTGAATGTTGCTACAACACAAATCAGCGAGTTAATTATAAGCCTTGAAAGCCAGGTTTCAGAAATTGAAGAAAAACATAAGGGCGTTATACCGGATGCAAGCACCCCGAAGGGTTATGAAACCTGTAAGGCAATACGCAAAGAAGTGATGCCAACTAAAACAGCACTAGAGAAAGCGCGGGTAACACTTAAGGACCCAATAACTAAAGCTGGTAAATTTGTTGACCAAAGCTTTAACCCATTAATTGAGCGTGCATTAGCCGTTTACAAGCCGTTTGTTGATGCATATCAAGCGGTAGACAAGGAAAAGCAGCGGTTAGAAGATGAACGCTTAATAAAAGTTACTGAGGGGCTCTATTACATATCAAATATTGGTATGTCTTGCATTGGTAAAAGCTCAATAGTTGTCGCTGCGACAATAGAAGAGTTTGAAGATTACGAGATTGACTCAAAGGTATTTAGAGACAAGACAGACGAAGCTACAGAGGCATTTCAAAAATCAATGACAATAATGTCAGGTATGCTTGCGCAAGCCGTCAGACAAGAGGAAATGGACGCCAAAGAAGCTGAAATGCTCGCACAACAAGCCGCTAGGGAATCAGAGTGGGAAGAACAGCAAGCAGCAAGACAAGCTGAAATGAATGCTAAAGAAGCGGAAATGTTAGCAAAGGAAGAAGCTTGGGACAAAAAGATTCAAGCTCAAAACGCCGCTATAGAAAAGCGTGAGCGCGACCAGCAAGCCGCAGCTTTTAAAGAGCCTGTATTAACTACTGAAGAAGTTGAATGCTTAACTGAAGCAAATACTTTAGTTAAACAGTCAAAGTATTTACGTGAAGAAAATGCTAATCAATGGGAGCCAGATTTTCCACAGCAAGAGCAGGATATTTGGTTTAAGCTTTCAGCGTTTAGTGATGAAGTTGGATTGTCATTAGCACAAAGCGAATGGCTAGAGACAATCATTAAGCCTTATTTAAAGTAACAACTAAGCCCTTTAAGTAGGGCAACAATTAGGATATTAACATGCACGCTAGAATACCAAGCGATTATCAATATAGAGCATTCGGATCATTTTTTAAAAAAGGCACAGCAAACCAAGTGTTTAGATTTACAAATTTCGAATGGGTTTTATCAACAACAACAGTCGAAGAGATAAAGCAAGAATTTCAAGCCAGAAAGAAAGCACGCAAAGAGAGGCGCGAATAATGGAAACCAGGCAGCCAAACTTAGGCGAAACACTAACAAAGCGTGAAAATCAGATTTGCAAAATACTTATAAGCAATGATGATTCATACAAAGAAATTGCAGATAAACTATTTATTTCTTTGCACACAGTTAAATTTCACGCCGGTAGAATTTACATCAAGCAAGGTGTAACTGGTAGGTTGCAATTAATATTTAAAGAATGGGCAGGTTTAAAATGAGAGATTACGTTCTACTGCAAGGCCACGAGCCAAAAGAAAAGCTAGAACTTATATTCTCACTGGCTAAGTTCGGCCCCATGGTCAAAACAGCACTAATACAGTACTTTTGCATGGGCTACCCTAAAAGTATCGCATGTGAAGGTACAGGCGTTTTATTGCCTAATTTAGAAAAGCAAATCAACAGATGCAATGATTTAAATAATATTGCATTTTTAATTAGCAAGTTATAGTAAAGCATAGTAACTTGTTATCACTTAAACAAATAAACGGATAAACAAAATGGATACATTCTTATACGCAGTTTTAACGGGCATTGTTAGCATAATGATTGCTGGCACAGTTGCAATTTCAATTTACGCTATTTGGTCTGAAGTTAGACGTATGATCAGAAAAAGCAAAGGCGGTGCAGAGTGAACACAGAAGACAAAAACAACGCAAGTTCAAACGCTTTCCCAGTTGATTTAGAAACAACAATAAAACTTAATGATGGTTACTGGTACGACACTTTAGGTTTAACTAAACGTGAGCATTTTGCAGGGCTAATAATGCAAGCGGAAAAAATACATCATGGGGCTTCAGGTAATTACGGTTTTAATCCAAAAGAAGCCGCCAGAAGCGCGGTAGAATGCGCAGATGCGTTAATAATTGAGCTCGGTAAAGGCGGTGCAGAGTGAAACCAAAAATACTTTATGTAATGATAGTTTATTCAATGATATGTGCTTATGGATATGGCGTAGTTATTACTTGGGGTAGACCTACTTCACTCGAAAGGCTATTAGCTAAAGGCGGTGCAGAGTGAACAACCAAGAGGTATTAGATAACGCGCCAGATGGTGCAACTCATGTTGATAGTGAATCAGATTATTACAAAATTAACGAAAACGTAACTGAAGTAATGCTCAATAGCCTGTGGTTTAGCGCAGAAGATGCTTTAATTTTGCCTATTCGTTCACTAGCAGACATTAAGCGTATTGCAGAGCTTGAGAAGGATCTGTTTACTCAATCTCAGGAAAGTAAAGACGCTGTAAAAAGAGCAATCGAGATAATTTTAGAGAAAGACGAGCGCATTGCAGAGCTTGAGCAAGAAAAAAAGTTAATGATAGATTTTGCTAGAAATATTTTTATTGGCAGTATTGAGCAATTTAACCAAATAGTAGAAAGCAAACTAAAGGCGGTGCAGAGTGATTGAATATTTTTTATGGCTATTACTACTATTTTGTTTTGGTGTAATATTACCTTATGTACATATAAAAAGCTTAAGCCAAGGGCGGTGATGTATGAGTGATTTTATAACAACAAAGCTGTACGCAGAAATTGAAGATTTGAAGGAGCGCATTGCAGAGCTTGAGGCAGCCATGAACGACATTGTAGAGGCTGTACTAGATAACCGTAGCAAGCAAGTAACAGGTAAAACGCTTAATGTGATTAGAACTGCAATTGATAAATTTGATTTACGTAGAGATTATAAAGGCGGTGTCGAGTGAGTAAATTTAAAAAATACAGAAGAAGCCAAATTGCAGAGTTAAGACCTTTTTTACGGTTTGAGATTTTGCATAATGTTTCAATTACAAAAGAAGATAGCTTAGCAGGTTCTCCAAGAGTGGGAGATATGGTTGCCAGAAACCCAAAGAACCATAAAGACCAATGGTTAATAGCAAAGCAATACTTTAATGATAATTTTGTAGAATTTAAAGGCGGTGCAGAGTGACAGAACAAACAGACTTTGTAATAAACAAGCAAGCTGAAGAAATTAAAAGGCTGAAAAAGAAAATAATCAGCATAAACAAAAAAGGAGTTGAGCAGTACAAGAAAGGGTTCTTCATGGGCTTTGAGCGCGCAAAGTGCAACCCGCAAAGCAGGAACGCCCGCTGTGAGTATTTGCACGTAGTAGAGATTTATGAATTAAAAAAGGGCAAAGAGTAACAACTAGCAAATACTATAAAACAATGCTACTTTTAAACTAAGCAAAAGGAGTTAATTTTGAAACTAATAATCATACATTGTTCAGCAACGCCGGACGGTAGAGAAACAACCGCCGCTGATATTCATCAATGGCATTCTGAGCCCCCTCGCAATTGGTCGGGTATCGGCTACCACTACGTTATAAAGCTAGACGGTACAGTTGAGGCGGGTAGGCCTGAATATTGGAAAGGAGCGCACGCAAGCGGTCACAATGAGGATTCAATCGGCATATGTATGATAGGCACTGAAAGATTCACAGTTAATCAGTACTCTTCGCTCAAAAACAAAATCAAACGACTGCAAAACAAATACCCAAACATAAAAGTAATTGGGCATAACCAAGTAAGTGATAAAACTTGTCCAGGCTTTAACGTTCAAGAATGGCTTATTCATCAGGACTTAATATAAAATGGGTATTTTAGGTAAAATATTTGGCACTGATAAAGCTATTGAGTCTGGTTTAAATATGATTTACAAAGCCGGTGATGCTTTATTTTACACAGACCAAGAAAAAGCCGCTGACAAAGAAAATAAAATTAAACAAGTTCACCAGTTTATGAATGATTGGATGGAAACAACGAAAGGGCAAAACATAGCGCGGCGAACGTTAGCGATTAGTATTACATTTGTTTGGTTAAGCATGTACATTATAAGCACGTTAATGGGTGTTGCCGCCCCTTGGTTAGATTCGCCTATCCCATTAAATGATTTAGGGGTGGCTATAGACGGCTATGTTAGTACTTACGATAAACTAATGGCTAGTTCTTTTGCCTTAGATAATAAAGCTGACAGAATGAGCGGCGCAGTTATGCTAATACTTGCGTTTTATTTTGCTGCACCTCACATGGATAAAATTGTAGAGGGTGCATTAAATAAGTTTGGCGGTAATAAAGAAAAATAAACTAACACAAAATAATACACCAATACCGGCTTTGCATACCTTGCTATATTTCGCCAAAGCATTTTAAAAAGTGTTTTGAGTAGGGACAGAGCCGGTATTACTGTATTATTTCCAATTAACCCGCTATTAGTTTAAAATAGTAAAAAACAAATAGGCGTTAACATGCAATTACAAGACTTTAATACTTTAGCTTTAGCTCAACCTTACATCAAAGACGAAAAGCGCATGACTAGCCCCGATATGCTAATCAGCTTTTTGACGCTGTATGATTGTGTTACAAGCCTGCAAACAAGCACCGACGAGAAAGCAAAAGGTTTTTATCTTGCATTGCTTGCGGGTGTTAAAGAATTTAATTTAATGAGCAATCACCCTGTTGGACAAGCTCAAATACAATTGCTGGGTTGGCTTGTTAGTGTTGGCGCTGTTAATCAGGCTTTTTATGATGCTTGTTATAATTACGCTAATTATGAAAGCCAGCCTTTTGAATTTTCAACTGAGCATGACTTTCAATATGCAAACGATACAATAAAATTAAGTCGCGTTCCGATCGCTTGGGAGTCTGGGCATTGTACAGTAACAACAACTGAAGATTGCCCAGCACACTTACCGCAAATATATCAGCGTGTGGTGTTTAGCGATGGCACTTATCAAGATGTTAGAAAGGCGGGGTTTCTTACTCAAGTATCGGCACAAGGAAAATATAGAACCGCCTGCCCTAATTTGCCTAACTTGTATGTTGATAATGTTTATGCTGTGATGCCGAGCGCTTAAGCATGGCTTATTTATTAAGATATGCTGGCGGTTCAAACCGCGCTCAATTTAGCTCAACAATAAATATAACCAATGTTGGCGATTATATCGAGCTAGACGTATCAATGCCGACAGGCGGTCAACAATTATTTGGTGAGTCTGGTTTTTCTTATTTTCTTGAAAAACAAAGTAATACTGCTTATCTACTTGTATCCCCCAGCCAATTTACTGGCGCGGGATATACAACGCCAATTGACACACGTTTAACGCTTAGAATAACAAAGCAATCAACAACTTTCACAATGACTGTTAACGGCTCGTTAGTTGCAACTTTCAACAACACCGGCGTTTTAAACTTAGATAGAATTGGGGCTGTTTCAGGCTCAGGTAGTACCATTGATTTGTATGGTGTTGTTGTTTATAACAGCGGTGCAATTATCCACAGTTATGACCCCTCAACATCAAATGGAACAGGCACAACAATAACAGACAGTGTAGGGACAAATGATTTAACCCTTGTAAGTTTCACTGGTACAACAGATAGCTGGTGGGTTTTTTATGGTTCGGGCGGGGTTTCAATACCTGTTATACTAGCGCATTTACGCAATCAAGGAATATCATAAGATGTTTTTAAGACAATCAACAGCAAGCCAAGAGATTAGTCTTGGGTATTTCCTTGATACAACAGACGGAAATACAGAGGAAACAGGGTTAACAATTGCCAACACTGATATTAAGATCAGAAAAGGCGGCGGTACAACTCTAATCAATAAAAACTCAGGCGGCGGGACTCACATATCTAACGGTATTTATTCGGCTGTACTTGACGCAACAGACACAAACACGTTAGGCGACTTAGTTATTTATTGTCACCCAACTGGCGCACTGGCAACAAAACTTGAATATACCGTACTACCAGCGGCAAGCTATGACGCATTAATTACCAACGGCTTAAACGACATATCAACAGCACAAGTTAATACTGAAGTTGATACCGCGTTAACTGATTATGATGGTCCAACTAATACAGAAATGGTTGCTAGGACAATCGTAAGCGCTAACTATGCAACAGCCGCAAACCTTGCCACTGTTGATAGTATTGTTGATGCAATTCTAGTGGACACAGGAACCACTTTACCGTTAACATTAACCGATATGTCAGGCGCTACATTTTCTACTAGTACAGACTCATTAGAAGCTATTCGTAATCGAGGTGATGCGGCGTGGGTAACTGGCGGCGGCGGTTCAGCTCCTACAGTTTCACAGATACGCATTGAAATGGATGATAATTCGACAAGATTAGCGGCTATAAATTTCGATACTGATGATTTACAAGTAAATCAGGGCGATTGGCTAACTGCCACAGGCTTTGCCACTACAGCAGAAATAGCAAACGTGCCAACAGTTGCAGAGTTTAACGCCAGGACTTTATTGGCTGCAAGTTACTTTGACCCAGCAACAGACGCAGTTGCTAACGTGACTTTAGTAGGGACCACAACTACAAATAGCGATATGAGAGGCACAGACAGTGCGCTACTTTCTTCAGGCTACACAGCCCCAGACAATGCGGGTATCACGTCTAACGGAAACGCAATAAGCGCACTAAATAACATAACGGTCAATGATGTGTTAACTACACAAATGACAGAAAGCTACGCAGCAGACGGAACAGCCCCAACACTTGCGCAGGCTATATTCTTGTCAATGCAAAATTTGCAAGACTTCAGCTTTGCCGGTACTACCCAAACAGTGAGAAGAATTGACGGAACCACATCAGCGGCAACTTATACGTTAGATGATGCAACAGCGCCAACTAGCAAGACTAGATCAACTTAATTATTACAGGGATAAAATTATGAAAGTGTATTTTGACAATGACGGAGTATTAGTAGTAGAAGCAACGGACAATACTGAGATGATGGCTCTAAAAGCATGGTGCGCAAGTAAAGATAAACCTTTAATTAAAACAGGCGAACATTTAAAAACTCAAATGACCAATAATGAGTTAGCGGATAATTTTTGTTATGGAAAAAATGGGTCTAGCAGATAATGAGCATCGCACTTGTAACAACTAGAGGATTTGGTAATAGTACGCTTATAGGCTCGCTAACTAAACTGGTAACATTAGGGTTTGACATATCTACAATAATACCGCCAATACCGCCTGTTATTCCAGTATCTGACGGTAGTTTAACTTTTGGCGTATTAGGTAATGGTATCGCTACTAATGGCGTAATGGGTTATAACAAAGTATCAAGAGGCAGTTTATAAAATGGGAAACTTAAACCAGTACGAAATAGGCCAGCCGATCCGAATTAACTTTGGCGAAGATATTAGCCTAGCAGTGCCAACATTAATTTTGCAACCAGAGTTAGGCAACACAAAAGAAATTACAGCCGGCGTGACTATTCCCGACACTGATGTAACGGTAGACGGTGAGGTGCTATTAGCAAATCAATACCTGCAGTACTTTACTAAAACCGATGATTTAGATTATGTTGGTCGATGGCGCAACAAAGCCAAGCTAACATTTTCAAGTACTGACGTAAGACAAAGCGACTTTGTAAAGTTTAGGGTGTTAGCATAATGACTATAAAAGTTGCTTTTCTTCAATACGAAATACAAACAGATAGTTACAAAATGCAGGTTGGCGGCAATATAACTGATTTGCCTTATGGGGAATCGCTTAATCTCGACAAATGGGATGCAATTAATAACGCTAAAGGCGCTAACATTACTAAAGACCAATACACTAGAATTAAAGCAATACTTAGCGAGGGATCATAAACCTTGTTGACTGCTAGGAAAGACTAGACCCTTAGCCGCTTAATTGCGGTTTCTGGGTGCGAACTAACACAACTGAACAATTATTGCCGAATGTTTAGCGACTATTGGGACCTGGACTGCTTTGTTGGGCGCCGTATCAGTAAGCGGCTGGTTTGCACCTAATATTAACCATCCTATACAAGAAGGATATATAACGCTTATGCGTAAACTAAATACAAAGCAAGAGGCATTCGCTAAGGCGGTGGTACTTAATGGTGGTGATAAGGTAGCCGCATTTAAAAAGGCAGGTTGGTCTTGGGTTAACTTTTCTAAAAACTCTTTAGGAGTACAGGCAGATAAGGCATTTAAGAAACCTAATATAAGCCTTAGAATCAAACAACTACAAGAAGCTAAGGAAATAAAAGCCAAAAAAGTCTTTGATGTAGACGCTGAATGGGTCTTAAATAGCTTAAAATCAGTTGCAGATAGGTGCATGGTTACAGAGCCTGTAATGGTTAAAGGTCGCGAAGGAATGGAGCCAAGCGGAGAATATAAGTTTGACTCTTCAGGCGCCAATAGGTCTTTAGAATTAATAGGCAGACACTTTAAAATGTTTACTGATAAGGTCGAGTTATCAAATGACCCAGAAAACCCACTCACTTTATTGATAAGCGAAATATCAGGAAAAACGCTAGGTCCAAAAGTTGACGAATAAAACGGACAGTCAAATACTAAAAGAAAACCTTTCGGATCCTTGGTGGCGTTTAACTAGTGGTAAGCTTTATAAGATAATGATTAAGGGTGACGATGGCGAAGATGAATTAGTCATTCCGTTTATCCCTAATGAAGCCCAGTTAAACTTACTTAGCAATCTTCACACTAGAAACAACATACTAAAAGCTAGGCAATTAGGGTTTACAACTGTAATCGCTATTTACTTTTTAGATTGTTGTTTGTTTAAAGCTAACGTAAGGGCCGCAATAATTGCACAAGCTGAAGATGTGGCTAAGACAATATTTAGGGATAAAGTAAACTTTGCTTACCTAAACTTACCAACACAACTACGAATTGCCATGCCACTTGGTAGAGACAGTGCAAGCGAATTGCTATTTGCACACAATAACAGTTCAATACGTGTTGCCACTTCCGCTAGGTCAGGTACGCTACAGTATTTGCATATATCAGAGTTTGGCAAGATATGCGCTAAGTTCCCAGAGCGAGCAGAAGAGGTTATAACAGGGTCAATACCAGCGGTACCAACTAACGGTATAGTGTTTATTGAATCAACCGCTGAAGGGCAAGACGGACACTTTTACAAGATATCCAAACGTGCTGAAGCATTAATGTTATCAGGTAAAAAATTAAACCCTAAAGATTTTAAGTTTCATTTTTACCCATGGTGGGGTGAAAGCAGATACAAGACAGACTTTGAAGTATTGGTTACTGATAAAGATAACGAGTACTTTGATAAAATAGAAAGCGAGTCTAATTGTATTCTGTCAGTGCAGCAACGTGCGTGGTGGGTTATGACTCGTGACGCTGAATTCTCAGGTGAAGAAGAAAAGATGTGGCAAGAGTACCCAAGCACACCCAAAGAAGCGTTTCAGAAGTCTAAAGAGGGCTGTTACTACACCGTACAAATGAACAAAGCCAGAAAAGATGGGCGTATATCTAATATTAAATATCGTGAAGGCCATCCAGTTAATACATTCTGGGATATTGGTAACAGTGACGGAACAGGTATTTGGTTACATCAACAAATAGGCCAGAACGATAACTTTATTGGTTACATCGAAGGATGGGGCGAGCATTACAAATATTACGTTAACGAGCTTAACAAAGTAGGCTGTGTATTTGGCACTCACTATTTGCCGCATGATGCAGGGCATAGGCGACAAGGCCAAACAGAAAACATCTCACCAGTTGATATGCTGACCAACTTAGGCTTGCGCAATATAGAGATTGTACCGGTGGTTAGTGAGCTTACTCATGGCATACAAGCAACCCGCGATACGTTCGGCTCTTGCTGGTTTGATGAAGATAATTGTAAGGAAGGTATCATCCATTTGGACAGTTACCGCAAAAGGTGGAATAATACAACAGGTTCATTCACTGACACGCCTGTAAAAGATGTGCATACAGAATGCGCCGATGCTTTTAGGCAGTTTGGACAAATGAGCGCAAGCGGTGAGCTTAACAAAGCTGCGCCTCAATCTATTGAGTTTACATCGGAATGGTAAAAAATGATTACTAACACAGCAAAACAAAACGAAATTCATGCTTTATCAGTCAAGCGGTTTACTCGATTAGAAATGAAGGAGCGTGACCAACGCCGTTTAGCCGTCGAAGATATTAAGTTTGCCCAAGCTGAAGATGGTCAATGGGATGATGGTGCAAAGGAAAAACGCAAGGATAGACCAAGATTTACTATCAATCGGGTTGCTGGTGCTATTGACCAGTTAATCGGGGACCAAAGACAAAACCGAACAAACATTAAAATTCGGCCTGTATCGGGTGGTGCTAGTGAAAGCGTAGCCGAGACACTAACAGGTCTTATCCGCAACATTGAAGCTGATAGCAAGGCCAGTAATTGCTATGACGTAGCCTTTGATGAAATGGTTAACGGTGGCTATGGTGGGTGGCGTATAACTACCGCATTCAATGATGCTGATTTTAACCAGAGTATTAAGTTTAAACCTATCAACACAGCAACAACATCATTATGGTTTGATGATGCTGCAACGGAATATGATAAACGTGATGCTAAGTTTGCTTATGTTACTCTTGATATGCCCAAAGAAGAACATAAAGAAAGATTCCCTAACTCACCAGTGCATGAATGGTCACAAGAAAACTTTAATCAATCAGGCTGCCAAGCTTGGTTTGGTGAAGGGTTTACTAAGGTTGCCGAGTATTGGGTTAAAACGCCAATAGATAAAACCATAGCGTTGCTGTCTGATGGTCGCGTAATAGATTCTGATGAAGAAAAAGCAGTAATGGACGAGCTGGCTAAATCGGGCGCTACTGTAGTTAAAACAAGGAAAGTAAAAACCCACAAGGTAGAAATGTATTTGATGGATGGTAGTGGAATATTAGAAGGTCCGATGGCT